GGTCCCTGAACCATTCCCGATATATTAGCGCATATGCACGATGGTATAATGCTGTATGTACAACCCCAGGAACTCCAACAGGTAAACCCAAATAATCAGATAAACTCCCTACTTCATAACCTGTTGTTGCCGGAGAAGTCATTTCTGGTGGAGCGTATACAGTAGTATCGTCTGGATTTTCTTTTTCTCCGCAGAAATTCTGCCAATGATTCCAGACGAGCCTGTTCGGTACGAAAAATGCGAAAGTGTCAAAATGGAGGTTGTCCATAATTGGCTTGATTGGCGTGGCCATTCTGCAAAAAGTTGTTAACTTTAAATTCACCGTATCGCCCGGCAAAATTTCGTCTACCAATATAGGAACTATATAATTTTCGTCGAGCGTTGTCTTTAAACAACTCGATCGATTAAATTTGCTCCTATTTATTTTTACGTCTGGAACTTGCGAAAAATAATGTTGCTTACTTGACTTCATTTATTTTCCCTCCTTTCATTTCCGGAAACATATCCGGAGTTTTGTCCTGCTTTTTGTATTCTATTCCTTTACCTAATGACTGGTGTTGCATTGGAACAATAGTTCCAGTTATTTCGTCGTATTCTGCTATATAATACAACGTATAGTCTTCACTGTGAAGACTCATCTCGTTTTGTTCGCTATCGTTTATTACATCTGTAAACTTCCTTATAGCCTCACCGTTACTTCTACTATAAAACGGAAGACGATGAGTTTCTGCTTTACTGTCATATACTGTGTAAATTTTCATTTTCATAACTCCTTTTTTTGTTTGTTTCTTGCAATGCATATCGCATTACTTTTTCTCTACGAATTAATTCTTCGTCTGATAACGGATTTTTTTCCGCTTTCCTTTTTCTATTTCCTTTCACTATAGCCATTTCCTCAGGATAATCTATATCATATAAATTATCGTAATACCGAGGAGGTTTGCATTCTCTTTCTTTAACGATAACACTATCTGACGGATACACCTCCTTTTTATTTTCTTCATACCATTTTCTTGCTATTCCCGGTCTTCTTGACATTAACGTGAATTCCGGTTTTATTTCATTATATATTTCACCTGTTACTTTATCCAGATTTATATAATGACTTTCTGCTTTCTGGCCTGTTATCTTTTTTTGTATATATCTTGCAACGTACGAAGTACTTTCCCATGTTACATCGCCTACCGTGTGATAACCGTAAGGCCATGCTTCTTGCAATATTTTGCTTACATAAACTACTTTACCATTAATTGAATAGCAGGTAATATCATCTGGAGTCCACCCGAATATAATAGCGTGATAGTGAGGACGCATATGCAATCCACCATACTCGCCACATGCATAATATCTTATCTCCTTTCCGTCGAGTTTTTTTCTTAATCTTTTCCAGAATCTCTGGAGCTCGTCGACGGACAAGCTTTTGTCATAAGGTAACGACTCATTGTTGTAAGTTAGAGTTATAAAACAATTGTCTTCATGCAAACTCTGTTCGTGCATACATCTTACTGTCCATTGCCTCGCCTTTTCCAATCTACAACCATAACATTGACCACATGGTATTTTCAACGTCATATCTGCGTATCCCTCACGCGGCGAAAATACAATACGCCTTTTCCCTGATGGCATTACGTCTCTTGACCTATACGCTGTTATTGGATGGAAGCACGGCATTAAAGTCTTATTCCTCCTCTCATAATAGGACTCTTATAGTTTTTCTTATGAACTCCGCTATTTCTCTTGAATACTCTCCTAGATTTTCCTCTGCTCAATCTCTTACGATATCCCATAACATCACCTCCCCTAATCCCCTATAGGGGACTCTTTGGCCTGACTTTGGTGTCAGTCCGCACAGTTTAATCAAGTAACAACTGTGCCGGGGCTTTGCCCCTACCTCTAACGACCCGACCGACAATACACTTTCCGCACTTCGTGCCGGAGCAGGGGCAACATTAGTTACCCCTGCTCTACCAGCTAATCTTATATTATCTTACATTACCATTACCATTTTTTATTGATTTTATTCCACTTATTAATACTGGTATTATAGTAATTATCTTTAATATTATTACAAGTATTTCTTTTATATCCTTTCCCTGATTCATATTATTTTATTTCCTCCTTTTTTATTTCTTCTGTCGGTTTTACTATTACCGGGTCTTCTTTTCTTGTCGCCAAGCCAAGCTTTATAAGCTCCTCCTGGTTTTTAACATCCGTACAAAATTTTAAGAATTCCGACGGGTCAAAATGGAATCTTTTTTTGATCTCCGGACTTAAGCCGTCGAACTGCTCTGACGCTTTTTCTACCACAGATAAGGATTTTTGAAAATCCTCTACAGTAGAAAAATCTCCATACAATGCAGGCTTATTTTTTATAGGCGGTATAATACCTTTTTTCTGATACCTTTCTATTAAGTAATTTATATCACACTCTTTCTGCATACTCTTTTTTGTTTTTCCACCTTTACATATTATTGATACTCTTGACATTTTTTTTATTCTCCTTTTGCTATTAATTTATTTAATCCTAACGCTGAACCTACCAACGATAATGGAGATGGCAATCGTCTACTTATAGCATCATACCATACAGCCCATGGTTTGCTATTTATTTTATTTTGTTTTTCTTCGACCTCCTTTGCAGATGACCATGCTGGCATAGCAATTTTCTTCATTGCATTATCAAGCTCAATGTTCTTTTGCATCTCCTGATTTTTTTTCTGCATAGTCTGCTCTGTTTTTTCTCTTGCTTTTATTAATTTTACTTCCGGCAAAGCTTTTGCGGTATTCACCGCTTCTGATATCATATTTCCAATATGATTAGACCTATTATCCATCACACCATGTGCTTGAGCACCTGATGGGGCAGATGAATGCGACATACCAGAGCTTGCCTGAGAAGATTGACCCATAGAACCTGACGGAGAACTCGCACCACCATTCGTATAAGCAAGCATTGGATTTAAGCCCGCTTTTTTTAGATCCTCTATAGACCTTTGATAGGCCGAATTCGACATTTCTGTCTGATACTGCCTATTTTTTTCAGCCTCTCCTGCAGAGAACTCCCTAGATATTCCTGCCTCCCTAGAATTGAAAGCTTGAGAATCTGATTGTAACCATCTATTTTCAGCTGTTGTTTTCCCGAACATATCAGTCTGATATTGACGACTTTTCTCCGCTTCTTCTCTATTGAAAGCATTTGTTTCCCTTGCAGCGTCTATTGCCGATGAACCAGCGGCCATTTGACCACCTAGGCCAAACAAACCACTCACAGCTCCTCCTATCGCTTCTTCCCAACCCATTTTATTATCCTCCTAAAAATGGTCTATCATGCCCGGAACACTGTATGTAGGCATTGGCCTTACCGATATCATGTCCGCATATGTATCTAATAAGAAATGAGGTTCTGATGGTACAGCGACTACACGGCTTATAGGAACATTCTCTGTTATAAAGTCCTCACCTAGCTCCGGTAATGAAGCGAAATCCTGAGCCAAATGCCAAATATCTAAACTTCCGTCAACTCCTGACCTCATTTTTCCAGTAAGTTTACTGCTCTTATATCTGTATTCGGCGTACCGTTCTTGGTAAGCCCATACCTCTTCGTCTGCGGCTAAACCAGTACAAAATATTTCCTTATTTAATATTGCCTGTTCACCAAGATTGGCTAATGTAGGCCAATAATAATCATATCTTGTTTTTCTCGTGAACATTCTTTCAATGCCCTGCTGATAAGTGAGGTCTGCTCTTATATTTGCGAGTACAAAAAGCATTCCATGTTCGCAAAAACTCTTACTTACCGTCAATTGGCCTGACGATACACCATAAGCCGCAAGATTTCCCTGTGCCGTTGTACCTGAAGCGGTGCCCGAATTTTGCACAACGGGATTTATATTTATTCTGTTGCTAGCACCTCCGAGATATTCAGGACGCTGTAACCTGAAATCCGGTATATCCACCATAAAATGAGACCTTATTATTTCACGATACCTCGAGCCCGACCTTGCGTCGCGTTCTAGCATTCTCTGCACCTGGAATGCCTGCCTTAATGAATTTATCGTCGACGCTGTCGCCATTGATAGGTCAGCTCGCACATTAGGATACCCTACATGTTCCGTGTCCTGTTCTATATAAAACGTTGTGTTCGATTCTGTAGAATCTATACTTATTGCCGACTGAAATGGTGCTAATACACCACCTGACTGATATAAGTCCGCGCTAGGACTTCCTCCCCATCCTGCATTGGTTAATTTTCCAAGACCTAACACAGGAGCCTCATCGCCTAATGGTAATAGAACAGAATCTCCCTTTTGAGGCCAAGGCAGCGCCGAAGTAAAATAATCATGCCTTTTCCCCCTTTTAAATAAAGGGTAATCTGCCGGATCGCTGTCCGCGTCGTCGATATCAACCACAGGACTATCAATCAAATTTTGGTCCCTGAACCATTCCCGATATATTAGCGCATATGCACGATGGTATAATGCTGTATGTACAACCCCAGGAACTCCAACAGGTAAACCCAAATAATCAGATAAACTCCCTACTTCATAACC